CGTGCACCGCTACCGCGTCGCGTTGGACGCCGAGGTGCCCAGCAACCGCGTGCTCGAGGTGCGCACGCAGGTCGAGATGCTGCAGGCCGGGCTCACCAGCCGGACGCAGGCCATGGAGGAGCTGGGGCAGGACCCCGGCGCCGTGGAACGCCAGCTTTTGGTGGAGAACCTCAAGCGGAGCCCCGAAATCCAGAAGCGCCTCACCGACCGCATCTTCCAGCTCCTGGGCATCCAGCAGGCCCAGGCCATGGAAGAGCTGGGCGGCCCTCCTGGCCCGCCTCCCGGGATGCCCCCGGGTGCCCCCCCAGGGATGCCTCCGGGGATGGCCGGGCCGGGGGGGCTGCAGCTCGGCGCGCCGGACGCGATGGCCCCCGGGCAGGGGATGCCCTTCGCGCCGCCGCCCCCGGGCAGCGTCGGCGGCGCCGGCAGCACCGGGCCCAACATGGCGCCCGGTGGACTCCCGAGCAACCCCGGCGGGGGGCCCACCGTGCAGGGCCCGCCGGGCAATATGCGCCCGCTCCCGGGCCAGCAGATGGGCAGCTAGATGGCCGCGCGCATCATGCCCCACCTCACCGCGGAGCAGGAGCGGCAACTGCAGCAGATGGTCGACGCGCTGGACGGGTCGCCGGCCTTCCGGGCCCGCGTGCGGCGACGCATCGTCCTCAACCTGCTCGCCCGCGTCGGCAGCGGGGAGGCCGCCTGGGAGCTGCGCGACGGACGGCTCGCCATCCGGTTCGACCGCGACGGCAGCGCGGTGTACTGGGAGGGGCTGTAGGTGGCGGCCCCCGAGTACCCGGCCGACGGCGTCCCGTCCCAGCCCGTGGGGCTCCCCGAGGGGATGCCCGGGCCGCTGGGTGAGGACGCGCCCGCGGAGGTGCTGGGCGGCCCCCCGGCGACCATCGGCCGGGCCCGCTCGAACCGCAACCGCCGGCGCACGGGGGCGTGGCCGGCGGGCGGTGCCCCGCGGGTGTCTGGGGACAGTCTCGAGAGCGTGGCCGACGAAACGGCGCACTGGCTCGAGACCACCGCTCAAGACGTCTCCCGGACCATGCGGGACGGGGTGTACGCGCCCTTCTCGGCGCGGGTGTCGCCCCAGGAGCAGGCCCGCTACTACGGCGAGACCTTATTCACCCCGCAGGGCCAGGTCGACCCCAAGCAGTGGTGGGCCGAGTACCAGCGCCTCGGCCCCGAGGGGCTCGCCACCGCCATCAACGGCGGGGCCCAGTGGCGTCGCCAGCACGGCCTGCCCGTGGCGCTGCCCGTCTCGCGCTTCCAGGAGACGCCCGTCGGGCCCGGCCCGGGCGGCGTCGTCGATACCACCCCCGCCGGCGGCTGGCCGGCGCTCACCGCCCAAGGACAGCCGGGCCCGGGCGCGGTCGTGCCCGGCGCGCAGGAGGAGTAGACCATGCCCGCACCCGGCGCCACGCCCATCGTGGGTCAAGACGCGATGGACCTCGGGGGCGGCCTCGCCGCCACGCGGTACAGCGACGGCTCGACGGTCGTGTGGCAGATCAACCCGCCCAACGCGGAGGTGGCCTACATCGAGGCCGGCCGGGGCGACCCCGCCGACCTCGGCGACGGGCGCGCCGCCGTGGTCAAGCCCGACGGCTCCGTCGACGTGTTCGACATCAACGCCCCGCCACCCGCCTACAGCGGGGCGCCGGCAGCTGGGGGGCCTGTGGCCCCCGGGGCCCCGGCCTCACCGGGCGCCGCCCTGGGGCAGGCCGGGCTGCGGTACCCCGGCGCCATGCCTGGGCAGACGGTGCGCCCGGGGCAGACGATGCCGGGCGTCCCCTTCGGCTCGACCGGGGCCCCCTCCACCTGGAACCCGGCCTCCCCCGGGCGCAACGAGGGGTGGGGCAGCATCGGGGCCGGGACGGTCGGGGTCCCGTACGGCTACGGCGTCCCCGGGTTCGGCCAGGACGCGATCAAGATCAACGACCTCGACCTGCCCTACCTCTTCGACCCCAAGGTGGCCCCCGGCTACATCCCCGGCAGCGGCACGTACAACCAGTACCGCCTCGATAGCCCGACGAACCAGTTCGGGGCGCAGTACGGCGGGCTGTTCGCCACCATGCAAGGCCCCAACGGCCCCGAGGTGGTGAACACCCGCTACGGGCTGGGGGGGACCGGGGACCCGACCAACGGCTCCGAAGTCCAGACCCCCCAGCGGTGGATCACCGGCAACGCCACGGACAGCGCCCAGGCCATGCGGGGCGACGCCGCCTGGCGCGCCCGCTACGGCGGCGGGGGTGGGGGCGGGGGCTTCGACCCGGCGCTGGCCGCCGCCGCGCCGCCCTCCGCCTACGCGGGAGCTGGCGGTGGCGGTGGCGGGGGCATGGGCGGCGGCTTCTTCGGGTCGACGGTGACCTCCAACTGGGGCCAGACGGCAGACACGGCCGGCAAGGACTACATCGCCACCCTGTTCCTGCGCAGCGACACCCCCACGGGCATCGGCACGCCGGCGTGGTCGGCGCCCCCCGCCATGTGGCAGGGGCTGCTCGACGAGATCCGGGCCGGGCGCATCTACGTCACCGACCCCCAGGCGTGGCAGATGCTCAAGGAGAAGACCGGCCAGACCCCGCAGACCATCGGCGGGGCCGCCACCGGCGGGCAGAACGTCCAGGCCGGCGGCGCGGCGGGGGGCACGGGGGACAGCACCGCGGACGCGATCGCCAACGCCAACGCGGCAACGGCGGCCGACAAGGCGGCGTACTGGGCGTACCAGCAGGCCCTCCTGCGCCAGGGGGACGAGCGCATCGCCTTGGAGGCGGCCCGCGACGCCTGGGCCAAGGCCTACCAGACGGCCCAGACGACGGGCACCTTCGACGGCGCCGACACCATGGCGATGCAGCAGCAGAAGTACGCCCAGGGCGTCACCGACGCCGGCCTGACCGGCACGTATCAGGGCCAGGACACGATGCAGAAGATCGCCCAGCAGAACGCCAACGCCCTGTCGCTGATGGGCCTCCAGGCGTCGCTCTCCGGCCCCAGAAATTGGGCGAAATACCAGTCGACGTTCAACAGCACCCCGGGGGGCTTGCAGGACGTCATGGCCGCGTATCAGGGCCGGTACCAGCTGCCAGGAGCGACGGGCGCGCAGGCCACCGCGCAGGGCGGGCGGGCCAGCGTCGCCGGACTCGCGGGCGACATCCTCTCCGGGACGTACGGCAACGACACCACCCAGCAGCCCCAGGCGATGGGGAACCCCCGGCAGGCCGATCTCCAGAACTGGGCCCGGATGCAAAAATCGCAGCGCGAAATGATTCTGGGGCAGTACGAAAACGAGGGTTGGTACGGCCCTGATGTCGAGCAGATGATGGCCGGCGCCGCGCCACGACAGGCCGGCGCGTCGTCGGCCAACTACAACTTCTTTCAGAAGTGATCAGGGCAGATGACGCCAGGTGCGCCGCGTCAGGACGTTCGCGACGACGCTGAGGGACACGCCGTACTCGGCCGCGAGGCGGGACATCGTCACCCGCCCCGCGCTGTAGCGGCGCCGCATCTCCAACACCTCGGCGTCGGTCAACCGCGCCCCCGGGTTGGCCTCGCCCGGGAGGGGCACCAGCCCGCCCCGCGTGCGCCCCTTGCGGGCGGCGTCGCGCATGTTCTCCGCGTGCGTCCCGAGGAACAGGTGCTTCGGGTTGATGCACAGGCGGTTGTCGCAGTGGTGGCAGACGTCCAGGCCATCAGGGATGGGGCCGACCAGGAACTCCCACGCCAGACGGTGGGCCCGGCGGATGCGCTGCTGCCCAGCGCGCCCCACGGCCATGGTCCCGTAGCCTTGGTCACTCCGTGTCCCTGGCCAGTCCCAGCAGTCGTACGGGTCACCGCGGTCGATCCGGTCGAAGCGCCGCCGGAACAGCACCTCGAGCGGGATGCGCCCGGCATCAGAGGCGCGCCAGGCCGCGTAGCAGTCCCGGCTGCAGAAGCGGGCCTCGCCTTTGGCGACGAGGCACGCCCAGGACTGGAAGACCGCGCCGCACTGCTCGCAGACACGGTCGAGGGTGCGCGTTCGGGTATAAACACGGGGCATCGCGGGGTCTACCTCCCCTCGGTGAAGTGGGCGCCGTCGGGTTACCGCCCGGCGGCGCCTGCGCCTCCATCGTACCCGGTAGCGGTTGAGGGGCGGTGGTGATGGACGGCATGCTGCCGCCGGTCGACGCCGGAAGCTGGTTCGATTTCCAGCGCCGCCGGGCCGAGCAGGCCGCCCGGCAGCGCATCGCCGCGGCCGGGGCCACCGCGGGGGACTGGATCGGCCGGGCCACCTCCACCCTCGACGGGCTGGTGCCGGACCGGACGCCCCCGCCGCCGGCCCGTCCCCCCGAACCGCCGCCGCTGCCCGCGCCGTCCCCGCTCGAGGGCGTGGGGGACTGGGCGCAGGGGGCCCTGGCGCGCATCGGGCAGATCGGCAGCGACGCGGGCGACACCCTCGGCGGGGCCCTGGGCGGCATCGGCGCGCGCCTCCCCGAGCTGGCGAAGCCGGAGACCTACGCCCGCGCCGCCGAGCACGTCCCCCTGCCCCCGGCGTTGGAAGGCGCGCGGGCCGGGCTGCGGGGCTACACCCAGGACGTGGGCGAGGCCGTGCGGACGCTGGCGACGGACCCGGAGGCGGTGCGCGCCGGCGCGTCCACGGTGCAGCGCCTGACCCCCGGGGGCCTCATCGGCACCGGGGCCGAGCTGGCGACTGGGCAGACCACCCTGCCCGAGCTGGGCGGTGAGGTCGCGCGCGGGCTCCCGGCCCTGGGCGCGGTGGCGTCCCTGGCCCCCACCCCGAGCGCCATCGCCGGGAACGTGATCGGCAACGTCGCCGAGGAGGGCGCGCTCAGCGCCGGCCTCCCGTCGCAGGTGGCCGGGGGGATCGGGCTGGCGGCCGACGTGCTCACCCCCGACCCGGGGACGGCGGGGCGGGTGGCCCGCAAAGCGCCCGGCCTGCTCGAGGGCGCGGTCGACGCGCTGGGGGGCATCCCGTACCGCTTCGGCCAGGCGGCGCGGCGAGAGTACGGCGACACCTTCGGGGTCGCGCTGCGCTCGGAGCCGGAGCAGCGGCTGCTCTCAATCTGGGTGCCGGGGCGCGGCCTGATTGAGGGGACGCCGGCCGACCGCATGCACACGGACATCGCCCGGCGTGTCTTTCAGGAGACGGGCACGACACTGCCTCCCACCTCGGTGCGCGTCGACGTCCGCCCTGGTTCACCGGACGGGACGCGCCCACCGCAGGTGGCCCTCTCCCCATTCGACCAGACGCCGAGCGTGACCCAGGAGCGCGCCGCGCTGCGCGCGGCCGTCGCGGACATCGCGAAGGACACGCCACCCGACTGGCGGCTCTCGGTGATGCTCAACGATATGTCCGAGTACCAGGGGGTAGTCGGGGACGGCACGGCGGGCCTGCAGCGCACCGGCCATTACAGCGCCCGGAACGACTACGGCGACGACGTGTTCGGGATCCGCCGCGGCCAGCGCGCGGGCATGCCCCGCCTCACCCCCGAGCAGCAGGCGCAGCGGGCGGCGGACGGCGAGGCCGAGCAGCGGGTGTTCGACGCCATCTCCCGGCTGTGGCGCCAGGGGCCGGAGGGCGAGGCCGCCGCCGACGACCTGCGCTTCCTCGCCGTGGGCAAGGGCGCGGAGGGCGAGCGGGTGGCCCGGGAGTACCTCGCCGCCAAGGGGCTCGAGGACGTGCTGCCCGCCGGGGTGGTGCCCGCGGGCGCCGCCGCCGGGGACGATCTGCTGGGCTTGGCCCGCCGGGCCACGGAGCCCTTCCTGGCCCGGGGGGCGCAGACGACCGGGGAGCGGGCCTTCGACCTGGCGGCGGGCACGGCCGGGGGCGTGGCCGGCGCCGCGACGGCGGATGAGGACGCCACGTGGCAGGAGCGGGCCGGGCGCTTCGCCCTGGGGTCGGCCGCGGGCGCCCTGGGCGGGGCCAACCTGCGCCAACTGGGGCGGGTGGCGTCGGGCACGCTGGGGGACGACGTGCTGGGCGCCGCGGCGGGGCGCGGACGACCCGCCCCGAAGGCGCCGGGCGGCGGGCTGGTGCTGCGGGACATCCCGGAGCTGATGGGGGCGCTCCCCCTGGCCGCCCCCACCTCGCTGGCCGCGAACCTCACCGGGGGCGCCGCGCGGACGCTCGAGCGTCTGCTGGGCAAGGTGTTCGAGGGGCGCCCGGTGGAGGCCGGGGCCGACCTCGTGGCGCTGCTGCGGGAGGTCCCGGGGGCCACCCGCGGGCTCAAGCGGGCGTACCGGGGCGGGCCCACGGCGGAGAACCCGGGGATGACCGGGGAGGCGGTCGACCAGGGGCTGACCACGCGGGGCGGGCTGGCCGGCGCCCTCTCGGCCGGCACCAAAGCGAACAGCGCCACCGACGCCTTCTGGCGCCAGCTCAACGAGGCCGGCGCCGGCGCGGCGGCCCGGCGCCGGGGGTTGGGGGCGGTGGACACCGCCCGGTTGCGCCAGAGCGCGGGCGACTTCGCCACCTTCTCGGGCCCCAACTCCAAGGTGGCGCAGAGCCTGACGAAGCTCAAGCGCACGATCCACGACCCGGACGCCGACTTCGGGGACAAGGCGGCCGCCTGGGCCGTCACCAGCATGGCCCCCTACGTGATGATGCCCGAGCGCCTGCTGCGGGCCACGGTGGGCGCCCTGGTGCCCGTGGAGAGCGCCGTCGGGGCCGTGCGGGCCTTCCAGAAGGGCGACCGGGCGGCGGCCCGGGAGCTGGGCGGGCGGGCCCTGGCCGGCGTGGCGGCGACGAGCCTGCTCACCAAGATGTACCTCGACGGGGCCATCACCGGGGACGCCCCGGCGGACGCCAACGAGCGGCGCCGGCGGGAGGCGCAGGGCGAGCAGTGGAACACCCTCCAGCTGCCCGGGGGGGCGCGCATTTCCTCCCGGTTCCTGGGCTCGGTCGGGATGCAGGCCAACGCCATCGCCACCACGCTGGACGCCGCGAAGCAGGCCCAGGCGAAGGGCGCCGACCCCGGGGCGGTGCTCGAGGCGGGGGTCAACGGCGCGGCGAAGTGGTTCCTGGACGCCAGCTACCTCTCCGACCTGCAAGACTTCGGCGAGCAGGTGGGCAAGGGGAACCTCACGGGCGGGCTGCGGTCGGTCGCCGCCGGGCTCCCGTCGCGGTTCACCTCGCCCGTCACCGGGGCGCTCAACGCGCTCGACCCGTACGAGCGGGAGGCCGACGAGTTCCCCGAGATGGTCGCCAGCCGCACGGGCCTGCGGGCCCTGGTGCCCACCCGCATCGACCCCACCACCGGCGAGGACCAGCGCCGGGCGGGCAGCGGGCTCTCGCGCTACGTGGGCGAGCGGGGCAGCGTGGCGAGCGACGAGGCGGTGGAGCTGGCCCGGCTGGGCCTGCAGCCGCGGGTGCTGGGGCGCACCGAGGAGTACGAGGGGGCCAAGCAGACCCCCGCGCAGCGGCGCGCCGCCCAGCGGGCCGTGGGCAGCGAGACGGGCAAGGCGGTGCGCGACGCGATGGCGAAGCCGGGGTACGCCGCGCTCGACGACGCGGGCAAGAAGAGCGCCCTGCAGGCGGCCCTGCGCGCGGCGGCCGACCGGGCTGACGTCGTGCTGGGGGAAAGCGTTACCCGAGGCACGAAGCAGCAGGCGCAGCGGGAGTGGGACGCGGTGCCCAAGTACGTGGGCGTGCAGGGCACCCCGGACGAGGTGCGCACCCAGAACGCCGCCATCTCCCGCGCCCAGTCGCTCGAGACGGAGTACCGGAAGAAGCACGGCGACGCCGGCTGGCGGGCCAAGCTGCGGGAGGACGACCCCGAGGCCTTCGCGCTGGTCAACAAGACGCGGCGGGACGCGGACGTCCTCGCCCGCCAGCGCAAGGCGATCGAGAAGAAGTACGGGGTAACGCTGGGATGACCGTCTACGCCGCGGCGCGCGTCCCGGCGCGGAGGCCCCAACCGGCGAGCAGCCAGACGGCGAACAGGACGCCCTGGCCGGTCGCCGCCAGGCCGACGAGCCCGACGCAGAAGACGAGATACCAGAAGGCGACGGCCCCGCTCGTGGGCGGACGCCTCGTGCGCCCGGGCGTGGTCGGGACGAGCGGGCTCACCGGGGCGGTGTACGCCTCCGGGCGGGGGCGGCGCAGGGCGCCGAGCTGGCGGTTCATGGGGGTTCCCCTCGAGTATAGGCCCCCCCTGCGGGAGGGCGTGTGATGGCGGCCACACCGCCGTGGGTCGACGAGCTGCTGGGCTCGAGCGCGACGAGCTACCGCCCGCCGGAGCAGCGGGGCGGGGCCACCGGCGGCGACGACGTGGCCGGCTACATCCGCAGCGCCGCCGCCAAGCGGGGCATCGACCCGGACATCGCCATCAAGGTGGCCCAGAGCGAGGGCGGACTGGAGCCGGCCAAGCGGGGGACGTTCAAGACGGGCTCGAGCTGGTGGCCCTTCCAGCTCCACTACGGCGGGAAGGGCTACGAGCGGTTCGGCGACGTGGCCGGCATGGGGAACAGCTTCACCGCGCAGACCGGCTACCAGCCGGGCGACCCCGCTGCGTGGCGGGCGGCGACCGACTACGCGCTCGACGCGGCGGCCAAGAACGGCTGGGGCGCCTGGTACGGGGCTCGCAACGTGGGCATCACCGGGCGCCAGGGCATCGGCGCCGCCCCCACGGCGGCGGCGCCTCCGGCCGCCGTCGACGCCAGCTTCCGGTACGGGCGCGACGAGGGCCCCGGCGTCGAGGCGCTCCCCAACGCCCCCGCCGGCGCCCCCACGTGGGTCCGCGAGCTGCTCTCCGCGCAGGGGGGCGCCCCGCGCGCAACGGGGGCCCAGCGCCCGCCGGCCACCGCACCCGCAGGTGCCCCCGCCTGGGCCGCGGAACTGCTCGCCTCGGGCAACGTCGGGGCGCGTGGGGGCAGCGGCGCGGCCGAGGACTACCGCGGCGAGGCGCAGACGGACGAGATCTGGCCGGTGGCCGGGCAGCGGTGGGGGAAGGTGAACAACCCCTTCGGCGGGACGCAGTCGCGCAGCGCCGGGGCGACGGTGGCCCTCCCCTCGAGCAACGTGGGGGCCGACCTGACCGCGCCCTACGGCGCGCCGGTGGTGGCCCCCGTCTCGGGGACGGTGGTGGAGGTCTTCGACGCGCCCGACGAGCGCGACCGCAACGCCAACCACGGGTGGGGCGGGATGACCCTGCTGCGGGGCGACAACGGCTACTTCTACCGGCTGTCGCACGCCCGGCCGGGGAGCATCGCCACCCGCCCCGGCCAGCGGGTGGAGCAGGGCCAGCAGTTGCAGCAGGTTGGCACCAGCGGGAACTCCACCGGCGCCCACCTGGACGCCGAGAAGTTCGCCGCCCCGGGGCGGTTCGTCGACATCGCCGCCGGCCGGGGCGGTACGGTTGCCGCGAGCGCAGGGGGGAGCGCCGCGCCCACGGGCGGGCCGGTGCCGGCCTGGGTGCGCGAGCTGATGGGGTAACGGGAGCAACGCAGATGGCCTGGTGGGACGAGATCGGCAGCCTGAGCCGGGCGGCGGCGGACTGGCTCAACCGCACGAGCGCCGCCGGTGCGGGCGCCCTCAACCGGGGGGGCGAGGCGCTCGTCCCCGGATCGACGCCCCCCGGGGCGCCCGGCTACGTGCCCCCGCCGGCGGCGCCCGCCCCCCCGAGCGGCAACGGCAGCAGCACGACCGAGCTGGCCCCGCCCCCGGCCCCCGCCGACGCGGCCCCCGCGGCCCCCGCGGCGCCGGCGAAGACGCTGTCCACGCTCGAGCACTTCAACAAGCAGCGCGGGGACGTGGAGAACGCCATCGCCGCCGCCGAGGCGGCGATCAGCGCCGACCCCAACTCCGAGGCGGGCGTCAACGCCGCCAAGGCCCTCCCCGCCCTGCGCACCCTCCTGACCACCGTCACGTCCCAGATCGCGGCGGAGGAGAACCGCGTCCGGGACGACGAGAAGGCGAAGAAGGAGGAGAAGGACAAGCCCAAGAACGGCGACACCCGCACCGGGCGGGACAGCTACACCCTGCCCAACGGGCAGACCGTGCGGGGCACCTTCACCGAGACGTACGAGAACGGCGTCTGGAAGTACGTCCAGGGCTCCGCCAAGCGGGAGGAGGGCTTCGCCGGGCAGGCCCAGGGCGTGGCCGACAAGGGCACCGCCGGGACGGTGCTC